GCAATGTTACGAATGCAAATGGTAACGCTCTAATGCACACGAGCGGGGCTGAACTTTCAAGAAGGCCCAAAGCTTCGCCCACAACGGCGGAATTACCATTCCTTACGGAATCCAGCCATCACTGGCCAGCGTTGACTCACAGGGAAAGAGATTAGAGGGTCTATTCGGCCGACAGCCGCCGAATATGCATCATAATATTCACGCCATGCCTGGGGCATTATTGCGGTTATGTGCTCACTATTCAGTGGGGTCAAGATCTGGATACTATCCAGGTACTCCTCTATCTTAATCTGAGTCATGACATCGATTCCATACAAATCCTGAACCAAGTATCGGCTATTCCGGCCGACTTCAACATTGGGTGGACCCGCCTTGCTATTGGCGGTGTGTAGGACACTCATCCTTTCCCGTTGCCAGGTGGACAATGATCGTGTCTTGAGGTATTGATCCATTGCGCCGGTCGTACCACGAGTGACCCTAAGGCCAAACCTGGACAACGCAGCGATGATCGGACACCCCGGGTATTGATATGCAAGGGAAAGAGCCTTACACCTAAGTAACTTCTGTAGCTTGTGGGGCCGAACAGATTGGTATTGCCTAGATGTCCACCCGAAAGTCGCCAAGACTTTACGGGGGTCTGCTATGATTCGTCTATCTTCTAGATCAAAAACCATTCCGCAGAAGGATGCGGTCTCCAGTTTCGTATGGATATCCGCTTTAATAACTAAGCCTAACTCGGCAAAGTCCTCTTTCGTAGGTGGAGTTCCTACCATAGTAAAGAGACCATCATCTCCTTCAACTATTCCAATCACATTGCGGCATCCTACCTTTTGGCAGGTATACAGCATGAACATAAGGTTTGAAAACCCATTGCCCAATGATGTGCACATTTCTCCAGACATTCTGGTGCCGTCTACAACAGCAACAAAATCACGAAACTTGCAAACGTTCTGGCCTCCAATCACCTCCTCAACAAGGCGAATGAACTCGCTACCCGAAGGTAAGCAGCGCGTCATGAATCTGTAGAGCTCAAATTCACAGGCGGCCATCAACTCAGCAACAAACAGGGATTCGAACGCTGTATAGTCTGTTGCTATGTATGTAGCTCCTTCGCTATGGAGTCGCTGAAAAATATATTCAGGTCTTTGATCCATGGGAATATGCTTAATGAAAGCCGGGTGCTCAAACACCTGCTCTTCTATTAGCTTAAAGATGGGTCCTACAGCGCACTTATATGCGTCAGATCGTGAGTTAATCGATCGAGCGTGCTTATAGGACGGATAGACTTCATCTTTAACGAAGGAGTTGCAGCCAAAGTACTTCTGGGCCTTCTGAGGGTCCCAAATGTCTTCCACCGCTTCCCAAGCCTCGCGCAATTCCTTCTTGCGCCAGTCGGGGTAATTTGTGTGTTCCAGCCAAGATTCAACTGAAACATCTGAGTCATGTGGGAGGGCTATTAAATTCTCCATGAGCCAGACCTTGACAAACCTACGTAAATTATACAATTCCGTAGGCTTCGCCGAGGGAGGTTTACACAAAAACCTCTTTCTCGCACCCGCAATGGCAGTAGTTGGGCATGATAAGCAGGGATGGGGGCACGCAGCATCAGCCACGTGACATCCCAATGACACCTGCACAACCGGACGTTTCTCGCTGTCAGTCACCTTCGCCTTTGAAGTGTATGACTTATCTTTGATCTCACCTATTGGATCAAGCTTAACTTCTCCGTATCTATACCCATAACAATACTGCCTTGCCACTCCTAAATTACGAGTGCGTGTTAAAAATGCCCGAACCTGCGGCGAAGGTTGCGTTTCCAGCAACCCATCGCCACGGCAAGGGTATTTTCAACTATATCCTGCTCCAAACACCGGAA